TTGGAGGCTGAGAAGTTGATTGAGAGTTGTTGTTGGGGGAACATTTCGACAGAGGATCTTGTTTCTGATTTTGGTTTTGATCACGCCATGTCTGATCTTTTTTACAGGAGAGTTTCTGATGGTTAAGCGTGGCGACAGGGTGAATTACCGTCACCGTGAGGGTTCTGACGGCGTTCTTAGTGCGACGGTAGTTCGTGTTCTGAGCGATGTTCGCGTGGATTTGGATATTGACGCGAAGCGTGTTGGTGACCCGACTCATTTGAAGCTTGTTCTTTGTGGTTCTGGTGTTGGGAACTGGTTTGATTCTGCTGGTTCGTTGTCGGTTGATTCGTTTTCGGATTCCACTTCTCCTGAGCCTCGAGTTGTCGGCGCGATTGACGACGTTACGGAGTCGGACATGGTTTTTCTTCTTCGCAGCGTCGGCGTGACGGAACACGAGGGCAAGAAGCTAGACACGTCGAATTGGTCGAAGCCGGATCTGTACGCGGTGTTCGAGTCGGTGTTTAAGTCTCCGGCGCTTGACGGTGAGTCTTGAATGTCAAGGAAGAAGCACAATTCGAACGAGGGCAGCGAGAATCGTCTTTACAATTGCTCGATGGAGGATTTAGTTGGCGAGATTTACCGTCGGTTTCCCCGTCATGTTTTCGTTGGTTTCGAGCATGAGAATTCTCCGAACGGCGCGAGTGACGGCTGGCATTCGTTTCGTGGCCCGTTGCGTCTGGTGCATTCCGATTTGCGTTGGGCTCACCGCGTTCTTCTTGAGCTTGGCGGCGAGCAATCGTATCGTCAGCTGGTCATCCCGCCTGCTACGGTTAGGCTTCCGGGGCTTCGTACTGACGATCTGATGGACGGCTGATGGCAAGGACGCACGCCGACAGCACGTTGAAGCGTTTCGTTGATGCGCTTGACGCGGCGACTCGCGCATCGAATTACGACCGTCTTCACGAGTTCGGTTGGCGTGAGCCATCCCGAGACAACGACGGTGCTTTGCATGATTGGCAGGCCGCGTTTATTGCGTCCGGCTCTGAGTACATGCAGCGTGCGTTGGTGTGCGCGAACCAAGTTGGCAAGAACTTCTGCGCCGCTTTCGAGGTCGCTTGCCACCTGACCGGTCTTTATCCGCCGTGGTGGGGTGGGCGTCGGTTTTCTCATGCTGTTGAGTGGACGTGTGCGGCATCTACGCTCAAGACCGTGCGAGATGGCCAGCAGATCGACTTGTTTGGTCGCATGATTCCCGGCGAGTCTAAGCTTGACGGCACAGGCTGGGTTCCCCGTAACAAGATCGGCGCGTATTCGTTTTACGGAGGCAACGTCAAGAACTGCGTGGACACCTGCTACATCAAGCATGTTTCAGGCGGCTGGTCGACTTTGTACCAGCAGGCTTACGAGCAGAAGCAGAAGGCGTTCGAAGGCTACAAGCGAGACGGAGGCTGGTTCGATGAAGAATGTCCGATAGACATCTTCAGCGAATTCCTGATGCGTCTGTTTTCTAAGAAGGGCATGTACATCGGCACGCGCACGCCGCTTGACGGCATGACCGAATACATCAAGGCATTCGCTCAGCCGCCGGAAGAGACCAGTCGGATTCGCAAGATGATGGTGGCTACGTGGGATCAGGCGTATCACCTGAGCGAAGAATACAAAAATGCGTATCTAAATTCGTTCCCTGAGCATGAGCGCGAGACTCGAAGCCGTGGCGTTATAGCTGCCGGCGAGGGGTTGGTATATCCGGTTTCCGAGGACTTCCTGTTGTGCAAGCCGTTTGCGTTGCCGGACCACTGGCCGCGAATCGCCGGTCACGACTTCGGGTGGGATCATCCCGCATCTACCGTCTGGTGGGCATTCGACCCTGATGGCGCCGTGAATTACATATACGATTGCTATCGGATCCGAAAGAACGACGCATCCCAACACGCGGCCTCGATAAACCGTCGCGGCAAGTGGATCCCGGTCGCGTGGCCTCATGACGGCAACAACCACGAAAAGGGATCCGGCGAGCAGCTGGCCAAGACTTACCGCGAAGCCGGCGTGAACATGCTTCACGAAAGCGCTCGGTTCGAGGGCGCTTCTGGTGGCACGCAGTCGGTATCAGCCGGTTGCTATGAGATCCTCAGCGCGATGCGCGAGGGCCGGATCAAGGTTTTCAGCCCGCTGATCGAGTGGTTTGAAGAGCGCCGGTTGTACCACCGGAAGGACAACAAGATCGTCAAGTTGAACGACGACATCATGGACGCCATGAGGACGGGCTGGATGATGCGGCGATACGCGGTTGCCAAGCCGCATAATCTGGATGATCGTAGACGCCGGAAGCCAAGGGACTATAATCCCTACGAGATCATTGGAGGCTGATATGGGCGCATTGGTTCCACTCATTACCGCAGGCGTGTCGATCTTCCAAGCCACGAAAAAGCCCAAGTCGCCCAAGCTCCAAGCGCCGGTCAGTAAGTCCGCGACAGAGATTCAAGCCGACCAGGACCGATTGCGCCTCGCTCAGGGCCAGCGCCGGGGCCGGTCGTCGACAATCCTTGGCGGCGCCGGATCGGTCGGCCTTGGAAGCGTCGGCACCAAAACCTTGCTCGGTGAATAATGGCTATTGACCAACTGTTTGTGAAGCGGATCCTCGCACGGCACGAAAAGGCCCTGGCGAAGCGCCGCGCCATCGAAAGCACTTGGGAAGAAATCAGCCGGTGGATCCAGCCCGAGCGCGAGTTTTTGACTTCCGCGCAGCCGGATACCGCGAAGTGGGCTCGCCTGTTCGACATGACCGCAGCGCAGTCATGCTACGAAGCCGCTGCTACGGTACATGGACTGATGATGAATCAGGCGACCAAGTGGTTCGACCTTGAGATCGCCGACGGCGACGACCTTCGCAACGACCGAGACGTTCAGATCTGGCGCCAAGAAACCGTCCTGGCGATGCTTCGGAAGTTCAATTCGCCCGGCTTCGGGTTCAACTCCGGCACATTCGAGGGCTTGCTTGACGTGTTCGGCCCAGGCTCGTCGACCATGCTGTTGCGCGGCACAATCGACGGAATGTCGTTTCAGCATCGCCCGCTTCGCGATGTCGTGTTCAGCGGCACCGACGGCAAAATCAACGAGGCTTACCGGCGGTTCGACCTTCAGGCGTGGGAACTGGTCGATATGTTCTCCGGCGATAATGACCAGCTTCACCACAAGGTCACCAGTGCCGCAGGCCGCGAGAACAAGATGGAGCAGGAATTTTGCATGGTCCATGCTGTGGTGCCGGCGGCAATCGCCCGTCGGCTCGGCGACACCGACCCGATGCCCGAGAGGATGAAATTCTTCGCGTATTACATCGATCGCAACAACAAACATCTTGTTCGTCGCGGCGGGTTCGACCGGTTCATCTACATCACACCAAGGATCGAACGCTCGGCAAACGGCATCGAGGGACGAGGGCCGTCGTGGCGCGCGCTGCCGATGGCTCGCTTGCTAAACACGATGGAAAAGGTCGGGCTGCTTGGGTTTGAGAAATCCGTGATGCCGCCGCTCAACGTGCCCGCAGGCATGACCGACGGGCTCCCGCACCTGTACCCCAACGGGCTGAACTTCTTCAAAGAGGGGCAGCGAGACTTTATCACGCCGATTCAGACAGCCAACAATATTCCGCTATACGAACAGGGGCTTATCCGTCGACAAGAGTTCGTACGCCGACAGTACATGCTCCACGTCTTGCAGGCGCCAAACAAGACACACCTGTCGCAGGATCAAGTCAATGCGATGCTCCGGCAGCGGCTTGAGATCCTGAGCCCGTGGCTTTCGCCGATCACCGAAGACATGCTCGGCCCGATCATCCATGAGACGTTCGAGAACATGACCGATCTGGGCGAGATCCCGCCGCCGCCCGAGGTGCTTCGTAACCGGTCACTTGAAGTCATCTACACGTCGCCGCTATCCATGAGCCAGCGCGAATCCGAAGTCGATTCGCTTGCGAAGATGCAGGCCTACGCGTCGCCGTTCGTCGATCGGGATCCGACGGTGATGGACAACTTCGATGTCGACGTCGGCATCCGGTACGCTGCGGGGACGTTTAATTTTCCTCAAAGATTGCTGCGGCCGGTTGAACAGGTCCGCGAAATCCGGGAGAATCGCGCCGCCCAGATGGCGCAGCAACAGCAGTTGGAGCAGGCACAAATGGCCGCCAGCGCCGCGAAAGACGGCGCTCAGGCACTCGGATCGGTGAATGCCGCGTAAAACAGATCAGCAGACCGTCGAATGCCGAAAGGCGCTGGCTTGGCGAAAGCTCGTCGAATCGCTTGACGATTCCGAGCGAGACCTGATCCTGACGGATCTTTACGAACTGGGCAGCATCTACGATCCGATGCCCCTCAAAGACTCCGGTCCGCAGGAGTTCGAGAAGGGCAGGCGGTTCGTGGTGATCAAGATCCTTGAGCGATTGACGTACCCCAAAGACCCCATCGCGGCGATGCGTAGAATTGCCGCACACAGGAAGCGATTTGAAGGGCAGGCAGATGATCCAACGATCCTTATCGACGAGTGACCCGATCCATGCGCTCGCGCATTACAACCCGAAGGCGTGGTCTTCCCCGGTGCATTTCTTCCCCGACGAAGGCGGCGGCGGCGGTGCCGGAGGTGGGGCGGGCGACGCTGGCGAAGGTGCAGGAGAATCACTGCTTGGCGGCGGCGGCGACGGGGGCGATAAAACTACCGATGGCTCCGAGGATCGTGTCGTTGATTCCGACTGGTTCAGTTCACTTCCCGACGACCTGAAAGGCGCCAAGTTCCTTGAGCAGATCAAGGACAAGCCCCCGAGCGAGGTCATCGCGAACGTCTCGAAGCGGTTCATCGACACGCAGGCGCTTGTCGGCAAGAACAAGATCGAGCTTCCCGACGAGGCCGACGCGTCCGACGTGCGGCAGCAGAAGGTCGACGCGATATACAAGGCGCTTGGCGTCCCCGATAATGCGGCAGACTAC